GTTTCCCAGTCACGATCCGCACGCTTCTAATTCTTGGATACGTCCCCCGGTGTCATTGACCCACCGATAGGTAAAATCTTTGTCGAGTTTCGATTCATCGACAGAAAGCTTTCCGCCGCCATATTGCAGTTGACCGGGTTTTTTACGACGTTCCCGGCGTTGCGTTACAGTGCGTTTTGTTGGTTGTCTTTGCTCAGGCATTGCTAAAATACTCCTTCACCCATTCCTCTTTGTTCTCGAAAAGTCCGTCTTCAATATCCATTTCGCACATTCTTTTTGCTTCACTGGTTAGATCTGCGAAACCTTTTGACTTCTTCGAAAAGGGTGGAGAATTAAAGTTGGAGCCGTTATCCATTCTTGGTTTCGGCTTAGGTTTAGCCATGCCAAACGCCTCTGGATGTTCTTTGCGCATGAATTCATCAACCTGCGCGAGGTTATCTTTCATGCTCATGTTTGGGTTTTTAAGGCTAACGAATTGAGAGTATTCATTCGCTGCCTTGTAGAGATTATGATCAGTAGTGTACCAAGAATTCTCTTGAATCCATTGGCGTTCAACTTCTGCCCGATCCTCTTTGTCATCGGATTTGCTTTCGCTTTCCATAGGTCTGCGAAGCTCTTCATTCAGGGAATCCCGATAACTGTCTAGACGTTTAAACTCTGCCTCATCGCCATTTTCAAAAGCCTTGGCTTGAGCGGCTTTCACGTCCCTTAATTCTTGTTCATATTGTGCACGTTGACGCTCTTCTCGCTTCTGGTTCATCTGAACCATGCGTTGAAAGTCGGCCTTTTGTGCAGCAAGCTCACCCTGCATTGAGTTGAGTTGTTCTTGCAGCTTTTTGTTGTTGGCAATTGCAAGGCCGGGACGCTCTTCACCACGCTCAACGAATTCTTTTGCACTTACATGTGCATCTGGGTTGCCTTTCCATTCATCGGCATCCACCCAGCCCATATTACGGGCTTCGGATTCATAATCGCGGCCTTCGTCTTCGCCGCCTTGTTCTTGATCCTGAACCTCTTCTTCAGGGGTTTCGATGTCTTGTTCGTCTTCAATGTCTTCGATATTCACTTGCTTCGCTCCGTTACCGCACAAACGTCTTCATCGTTGATGATGGTGTACTCGACGCCATCTGCCCCTCGGACATTCACGCCTGCATATTTGGCGTAGATGACTGAATCGCCCACTTTTGGCTTCATGCCGCGCCATTCGTCTGGCTTGGCGTATCCAAATGCGAGTGGTGAAGTAGCTACGATTTCGCCGTGGATTTGTGCGTATTTTTCGCGTTCCTGATTTTGATCTGGAAGGATAATGCTTCCGACCTTTTCCTCGATTTCCTTGGGCTTAACTAATACCTTCAGTTCAACCGGCTGGATTCCGCTTGTGTTCATTCTTTTTCCTTTGGTTTGTCTTGCTCTAAATCTTCAAACTCAATATCAACAACATATCGGATTCCTTGAGCAACACCCTTATCATAGGCGGCCATCGCTTGAATTTTCTGCCAAGCTTCTGCGTCCTGACTGGTGGCTGCCCAAAGTTGGGTTTTTAGCATCGATTCAATCTCTACAGATCGGTTGATTACTTTACTGAATACCCATTGGGTTAACGGGTTGTCCTTCCATTGCTGGAAGTCCTCCTTGCTGTACATTTTGCTGTTCCTGTGCTGCTTGGTCGGCCTGGAAGTTGGCTAAAGTTTCTTGCTCTAATTCGTTCTGCGCTGCTTTGAAGACGGTAATTGCTCTTGCTAGTGCGTCTGTGTCGCCTTCTTTGTCATCCGCGTCCGATGCGTCTTTTATGGACTTGAATTTCTTAGCCAATACGTCAGCCTGTTTGTCTTCAAGCTCCAGATATGCGGCCATTTTTTCAAGCAACATCATTTCTGGGTCCGGCTGTTGTGGCGGTATTAGAAGCTCTTCAATGTCTTCAATCTGTGCAGCTTCAAGGATTCGTCTGGTTGCTTCGAATTGGTTAATCACCTGGCTGGTTTGGGCTACCTCGTTAAGCATTTGAGCCTTAGCCATTTCCTGCATTCTGGTGGCTACATGCGGATCGCTGACAGGTAGGATATCCATGTCCTGAGTGTTGTAGTCCTGCGCTGGATCAAACAACTCTTCGTTGTCAAACATGGCGTTGTATTCTTGCGGGTGAAGCGTCTCGGCATTGATGATTGAATGTATCTTCAATTCGGCCTTAACCGAGCGGTGAATGCGTTTATAGATTGACGTGAACACCTGCATGCCTTGCTCGATTAGCGCCAAGGTCGCGCTGGCAGTCATGTTTCGGTTTACATCGCCTGTGAGAATATCCTTAACCGCACTTACGTCTCTACCGGCCTCGATAAGCAATCCGAGAAGCTGAAACAGTACAGGACTAGGGCCATCGTATTTAATGGGCATTACAGCTTGGTTGAGCGGCATGTTGGTGTTGACTACCCGCCATTCACCCATCTCAAGCTCGATATTCTTTTCTCTGATACCTACCGACGCAGATACCAATCCGCCTTGAACATTGGACAGGTGACCTGCATCCAGCATCATATTCAGAGTTGTGTTAATGCTTTCACCCAAATCACCTAAAAGAACACCAAAACCCCAACCGTAGAATGATCCATCTGGATTGGGCAGGAAGTCATATTTCACAAAGTGGTTGCGCCTGCGAATAGCTGAGACTTTACCCTCATCTGTCAGCAGAACGCTTTCTTTGTCAAAATTAGCAACTACCCGGCATACTTTCTTTGTGGCCTTATGGACGGTGACAATATAAGGCTCAGGATATCCATCCCCGTCTAAGTCTAGTAATCTGTGCTGGTCTAGGAATAGATGCGGCTGGCTTGGATCTTGAATTTCGTTTTGCTTCTCAACGTCATAAATTCCGCTGTCGTCACCATAATCGAAATCAATAAAGCGGCCTGATCTAATCCGTTCTTGTATCTCATAGGGATACAGTGTGATTTCTTCGGTGATACGCGGCACATCTTCTAGCGACCGAGCGTAGTAGTTCACAACCACCTTTTCAGGCGATAGAAGCCTTGTGCACTTCCTACCTAAAGATGGATCGTAATAGACCTTGCGAAACATACACCCAAGGATTGGCAGCATCATGAACAGTTTGTCTGTGTCGCCTTCCCATTCCGGCATTTCAGACAATAGCTGATAGGACAGATGCTCAGAAACCCTATCTGCACGGGCAGCTTTGTGTCCCATAGGGTCTTGACCCCACGTCCCACACTTAACGACACGCTTACCTTGAACAATCGCAGGATAGGCTCTGGCATTAAACTGTAGAGCCGCGACCGTCATCAAAGGGTATTTGACGTTAGATGCGCCTTCGAAAGGGTAGTCTTTTTGCTCTGAGACAAGCGTGGCAAGCTTTAGTGCTTCCTCGTTGCGCTCCAACCAGTCCTTACATGAATCCTTGTCGATCTTGTACTCGACACACACCTGCTCGGCTATGCGGTCGAGGTTAAGTTCGGAGTCTTCCCCAATCTCCTGCATTTGATCGGCGATGTTATCCGTCTCGGTTAGCTTAGACAGGGCTTTAAGCACGTCTATGCCTTCCGCTTCCGCAGAATCTTCTACTTCGTCATATTCCATAAATTAGTAACCTGTCGCCTTGGAGCGGGTTTGTCGGTCTGCTTCTCTGTTTCTGCGCTCGTAATCAATCGGCTCGGTAACAGCGAACATTAGACCAGTCATAATCAAATATCGCAGGGCATCGCATAGGTGGTCATTTTCCTTGACGACCTTTCCCTTTTCGTCGCGTCGATACAGTCGAAGCTCTGTTATTGTAGAAGGCAATGTTCTGAATATCTTCAGCTTACCAGCCGATAAGCGTTGGTAGACTGCTAATATTCCGGCCTCTACAGCGTTATCTGCTTTCAATAGGTGTAAACCAAGCCCTGTATACACATCTAACAGTCTACGACCGTCTAATTGCCCTGCTGCGTCTGCTGCTGGATCGATTGCCCCTGGTATCCAATCCCCACGTGATTTAATGCCATCTGCGTGTACGCTAGGCTCTGCTTGGCCTACATAGTGTTCAGAGTAACAATAAACCGTGTCCGATTCCCGGTCCCATGTTCCCCAAATAGCTGCTGTTCTGTTCCAGCCTACATCCATTCCAAACGCTCTAGGCCAATGGTCGGGGATTTCAAACGGGTCGCATATCCATGTCTCATCTGGGACGGGATAAATCTTCCCGCTTCCCAGTATTGGGATACCCTTTGACCGTGCGTCCAGTTCATGCGGAGGGTAGGAAGAGCGTAATTCTTCTTTTGCCTCGTCTGTTAGGTGTGGAACATCGTCCCAGCCTACCTGGATTGCATAGACCAATCTCTCTCTGACCAATCAATTTTATGATAATTCATCGGCAGTAACCTCAAACCCCATGCCGTAAGCGACATTTTTATATCTATCAGATTTTGGGGAATAAAGATTACGGATAATCTGATCTGAAATCCTTCTAGCCTTCATTGCGTAATGCACAGAAACAATCGCAGATATTGCAGAGATTGTCACGCATCCCAAAAGGATATAAATCATTAGTTCTGTCATGTCTTTTTCGCTTGCATTGGATCTAGGTCTGGTAAGAACTTCATTACCACATCACTGATTCCGCTTAGAGGCGTAAACGTACACAATACCAACCCATCACAGTCCATTGTGCGCATTAATCCCTCGTTGTAGACAGCAAGCGGCGGCTCTTCGTCATACCAAATCACATGCTTGGATGTTCCCTGCCACTTCTTTCTGCCCTGATCGTAGGTTTTAAAGCCTAATCGACTAACACCGCCAGACACATGCTTGACTGACAGCGTATCCATTGCACCAGCAATGCCGCTCTTTTTAGTAGGCTCGCCTTCGAATAAATGGCCCGGAATAAGCCCTGTTCCAAGCTGACCACCGTCTCGTTCACCACCCACGCCAGTTAGAATAAACTGGATAATATCGCGAGTTGTTTCGCCCGTATCACCGCCAGCCCAACAATCTGTTGGCTCTTCAAATCTCCTACCCGGCCACCAATCTGGATAAAGCCCTGTTAGATGTAGTGTAGTTTCATATCCACCCACACCATAAGACTTGCCCACACGGTTTGCAGCAATGATAGCTCGTTCACGCTCTGTAAGACCAGCCTCGAAGAACTGCATGAACTTAGGGTATTTGTCGCGAGAATACTTACCCTCGCCTGGTTCTGGGTAGAGATCGGCTAAGACGTTAGTGTCGTGTCGCCTCTTTAGTTCCGCTTGATCCCTTGCTAGCTGTTCCAATGCTTCCCGGATCAAGGAAGGGTCTGGTGATTTTGTCAAGTTGTCTGATACGCTCAAGAAGTTGCTCATCTGTCATATCGTCGTATTCGCTCACGTTCACATTCAATTCCTTTGGAAGGATCGAAGCGATAACCTTTAGGTATTGATCTGGCTTTTCCGATCTCACTGTTTCAATGGCTCCAACCCCATGCGCTTCAAAGTCTTCATGCATAGCCTGGATAAAAGCTTCGCCTAGTTTATTGCGCGAGCCTTTGGGCCTTCCTTTTGGATTGCCTGATTGTCCCGGCTTGAACTGATGCTGTTTTAAAGCTGTTCTATCAGGCTTAGATTTTTTTTGATCTTTTTTCATATTTCCTATTGACACTTAGGGCCATTGGTCCTATATTAGTTTTATCAAAGGGCAATGAAGCCCACTTGAGAAAAGGAAAAATCAAATGTCGAATTATTACTCAGTAACCGAAACGGCCAAACTAATTCGCAAAGCGCTCAAGCTTGCATGGCCCCACACTAAATTCTCGGTTAGATCATCCAAATACGCTGGCGGTGCTTCAATTAACGTTTCTTGGACTGATGGACCAAAACAATCTGACGTTGACGCTTACCTAAAAGGATATGATGGTAAAGGCTTCGACGGAATGATTGACATGTCTTATTACAAAGAGTCTTGGCTGCTGCCTGATGGCCGTGCAGTTATTTGGAAGTCTGAAGGAACCACCGATAGCGCTGGTACTCGTTCCCCTTACCAAACAATCAAGCCGCACCCTGAAGCAATAAAAGCATCCTTCGGCTCAAACTACGTCTTCACAAGAAGGGAAATCTCAGAACAGTACGCTAATCGCGCTGAAACACTATGGAATAAAACTCCCGTCGAAAGACAATGTGAACTAATCAACTCTTTTAGGTGCAGATGGTATCACGAAACAAATTCAGAATCCGCAGATTACGGAATGATGGTCGCTACTAACTGCGGGGTTGCAATCCAAGATTCTGCAAAACTCCCGCAACCAAGACATTTGGAGATTTCATGACCCCCTCAGAATTCAAACAGGCCCGGAATGATCTGGGCCTTTCCCTTTCCCAGTTAGGTGAAATCTTAAAAACTGATCCTAGATCAATTAGGCGATGGGAAGCTGATCCCAGTCTGTCTACCTCTAGGCCTCCCAATCCTATTGCTTGTCAAGTTCTCCGTTGGTTGAAGTCTGGTGAGTTGAAACTGTAACTATTTCTTCCACCCAGAACGGCTGCGCTTCTCGTCAATCCACTTGTCTAACCGTTCGCGGACATGTTTCGCATATTCTAAGGCGTTCATTGACTGTTCTGCTTTTGTCATGTTTTTCTCACAAATCCTATTTGATCCATTCTGCTCACCAGATAAATTGGTGTGCCGCGCTTATCGATCAGCCCAGTGTCTATCGCATCCGTGTCTTCAATTACTGTTCTGGATAAATAATCTTCTCCGTCTGGCTCAACTTCAATGTCGGCCATGCAGGGAATGGATTTGTAACGCTTCACGTTTGCTACACCCCTACATACGGAGGCACGTTAAATCGCCTGCGAAATGGATTAAAACCGCCGCCCATGCCGAATGGTTCTGTTTCTGCGAATTGGGGTGGTTGATACGATCCGCCGCCCAGATGATTCTGAACTGGCATTGGTCCGCCTAAATGATTGGGTGGTTGGCCGGGAACTAAAGGCATTCCGCTTGTAGGTGGCGTTCCGGGTGTTGGCATTGTCGTACCGGGAGGCATAGGAGGTGGATCGCCTGGTACTAGTGGCATTCCCCCGTTTGGATTTGGTGCTGGTTCAGGCTGTACGTTTGGGTGAAAACCTTTCCCCCTTGTATCAACTGGTACGCCTGCCTCTGCCAACATGAATTTTCTTCTATACATTATTGCTTCCAGTTCGTTTTGTACGGTATATATCCAAGGTCAATTTTTTCGACTTCAAACGATCCATCTAATACCCGTTTTTCCTCTTGAGCCTTTAACTCTTCCACAAGCTCTAGGGCGATATCGACTGGAGCCTTGCACCCGCTGTCATTGGCTATCTCTGTAGCCTTGTCGATTAGCTCTTGCATGGGTTCCAATTACTCATCCTCACCGGGCATTACAGCCCACACCATGAAACACAAGATTACCGCGCCAATCATGAATGTTAGAATAAGTTGCTCGCCGGTCATTTATACAGCGCCGTAACATCACCAGTAGTTATGGCTGATGAGATTGCTTTAATGTTGGTTGTGAACGAAAGATTGATATCACCTACATGAAGAGACGGAGGGACCACAATTAAAACCGCTGTGTCATCCATTATTGTGACGAATGTAGCTGTCGAATTAGTTATTGATTTAAGTGTACCGGAGCCAGTATGGAGAACGGTTCCCGCTCCTGTTGTTGGTGTTCCGGTGCTAGTGCTGTTATTTGAAGCTGCACCTTCTTCCTGTTGGCTGGAAACTAAGAGTCTTCCCTCAGTGTCTACGCGGAGCCTACAGTAGATGTCGTTGTCGTCATCGTATCCATAAGGCACAATTATCCTGCGAAGCCCTGCCCTTCTGGGTTTATATACAGCTTCGTCTTGGGGCATTGTGTGGATTACCTTTCTTGGAAATAAAAACCCACCCAGACCCTATTAGGGAATGGATGGGTTGGTACCCGGGAATTACGCCGGGTTGAGTAACGCGATTGGTTCCGTGCGCACAGTTAACATAACTGTCGAAGCCAAGATTAATGGAGCCTTTGGAAAGATTCGAACTCTCGACGACCCAGGTTGGAAGCCTGGCGCTCTGTCCACTGAGCTACAAAGGCAACATTTAAGCACACATCATTCGATGATATAGCTAAAATACACGAATCCGTCAATACTGTCAAGCCTCATGCAATTTTCTTCTGCAAATCTGACATATTGCGCACATTTCCATCAAAATATTTCCGAACTTCGCGTTTTTCCTGCAATAGATATTCCCGATTAGCATTCCCCCACACCCTGATTAAAACATCCCTGTAACGCTTACGGGCTGTTTCGTGTGATCGGCCTATTTTATGGGCTACCTGTCGGAAGGATAAATCAAACGATTGCCAGTAAATGTGCTTTACATCGGCTTTAGGAACGCCCCTGAGCCATTCTAGGGCTGTTAGGTAGTCAGACATGTCTCTTGGAGTGGGATTAAATCTTTGACGTGTCTCTGCGCTGTTATAGGCGTCCATGTATTTTCTGGGGAATTCAGGCCATGCAGATTTTACCTTCAGAAACCTTGCTTCTGGATCTGGTAGAGACCGTAAAGTTTTAAGCGCCCGTAGGATACGCTTCTCTACAGCGTCTATTGGAATTTGTTCTATGTATTTTTGTTGGTTCAATGCATGGTTCCCCGGTTAAAACATTGCTTCCTGAACTGGATCAGTATTTTCTGGCTGTGAAACGAATAAGTCCCGCTGCTGATACGCCTTTTCAATGCGCTCGCATGCTATTTTGAAATAATCTGGGTCTAGCTCTACCCCGATAAACTTTCGCCCTGTCTTTACGCATGCAACTCCGGTTGTGCCGCTTCCCATGAAGGGGTCTAGAATTAGTTCGTTTGGATTTGTGAAATCTTCCAAAAGTTCTGTAAACAAGCGCCAAGGCTTTTCTGTCGGGTGCTTACCGTGTCGGTCTGATGGGTTTACAATATGACGGTACACCCCCCTCTTTCCGCCTGCATTCCATCTAGAACAACCACCCCCACACCAAAGAGAAACAATATGTTCATGCCCGAGTGCAGGTCCCTGACCGTTAAATTTTGGCATTGCGTCCGGCTTCACCCAAATCATAGGAGTTTTATATTTTAACTTGTTAAGTTCAATCGAATCTCGCCAAAGAGCCACCCCTTCAGAAGTGCAGAAAAGCAAACCCCATCCCTTACAACAGTCTCGAACAGATTCCGTAAATTTTCCCCGAATCCCGTCAATGCCAGAGAATTTCAATTTTTCTGTGACCTTACCGCCATCGTTTCTTTTGATTCCACCAATCCTATCTTGAGAAATTTGCTCGTATGGAGGGTCTGAAACAACATGATCCACCTCCCCCAACACCGGCATAATTTCAAGGCAATCACCTTGATACAGTGTGCAATCTCCGATTTGTACTTTCTGCTTCCAAGGGTTCACGCAGCTTTCTCCAATTCCTTAATCAGCTTTTGGTGGATTTCATTCTTTATTGAGCAGTCAACCTCCTTGCGCTTGTGTGTGGCTATGATGATTTGTGGTTTTTGGCGGGTGAAGATGGATAGGAATTTCATACGCCTAACGCCTCAATAAGAGCGTTCCTGAGTTTTTTATCTTTAAGGGCAAAGGCCATCTCCTCGTAAATCGGGATTGGTTCTTGTCTTGGGGTTACCGACCTGTCACGTTCAATCGCTGAAAGAAGGCATGCAAGATTCTTGTCTTGATCGTTCAGTTGTGCCTTTTCCAACTGATATTGCGCTTCGTTCTCAGGCAGTCGATGAAATACAATTATTTCTTTACTCACGTCGTCACCCTCCTTACAAATTCTGTTACGTCGTCTTGGGTTCTGAAAATCTCAACCGGCCAGCCAGGATGACGATGGAAAAACCTGTGCTGATCGTCTGTAAATTCGTTTTTCTTGCCCTTCATTTTTGGATCCTTAAATTCAGCCACGTAAGTCTTGCCCCGAAAGTGCAATAGGGCGTCGAATGGCTGGTCTGTGCGCTCTACGGATATTCCGCAGCCCTTCAGGATTTTTATTAAATCCTGCTCTACGTTGTCTCGTTTGGCTGCGTAACGGGGGATGGTCATCACATCCACCCCTCGAATAACATCCTTGTTCGTCCGCATTTGGAGCAGGTTGCGTTTGGTCCGGGATGCAGGCCAAATTCGTTTGTTTTGATTTCATCGTCGCTGCGAACATACCGTGAGCATTTTTCACAGACTGGAACGAAGGTGGCCCCATCCTCGTATTGGATGCGCCTAGTATTTTCGTATTCATGCATCACTAGGCCCTCCTATCAGTGCCCCACGAGGAACGTTGAAGCGTTCATTGCCGAGTTGGATTTGTTTTGAATGGAGTTGGAAATCTTCTGCTTGCTCAGGGGGGTGTGAGAGACTTCCGTATCTCTCCTTGTGAGCCCTTCCCAAGCCCTTCGATGCTAGGAGCTTGGTGACGAAATATCTTTTCTGTGGATCGTAGTTCATTTTCAGTACCCCGATCTCGATTTTTGACGCTTTCGAAAGGCGTCGATTGAGGCAACGCTAGTGCCACAAACTCCCTGCGGTTCTTGCTGTGAATTTTGAGAAGAATTCCCTTTGGTTCTGGAAGAGCTAGAAGTTTGGTAGAGCCCTTCGTTGATTTCATTGATGTTTTCGGAGAGTTCGTGACTATTTCGAGGGTCGGTTCGGGGGTCGAAAGCGGGTGCGAATTGTGGCGAAAATGTGGCGCGGAGCGCTTCATTCTCTGCCTTTTTTCGACCTCCCTGTGCCCCACTTTCCTTCGCCTTAACTGAACGTTTTGTACGCCTCTGAATTTCCTCTTCAACGCGGCGATTTGATAGGAATCCAGCAGTCGGGTAATAGACTTTTCCAGCTTTAATTAACTGGTCTCTGAGGCTTCTGTATTTGCGTGTAGAGACACCCATCTCAGCAGCCATACGGCGCTCACATTCTTCAATATAACCTCCTTCTGAGTACATTAAATCCAGCAGGGTATTGTAGGCTCCTCTCTGCTCTAAATTTAGCTTAGAATAGCCCCTGAGTGCGTCGTCATGGTAGCGGAAGTGATAGGGATTTCTAGCCATCTCCAGACTCCCAAACGTTTGCCATGTCATCAACTAGCTTCATGGCACCCCAAAGGTTTCTGGTGATTTCAGTTCCGCTCAATCGAACAGTATGAATGCCAAATTTTAGTAATTCAGCATCACGTTTTTCATCTTTTTCCTTATCAAGGTGATACAGCGCTCCATCTGCCTCTACAGCGATAAAAACTCTGTTGACCTTACGATGGACACAAAGCATGAAATCCGCTCTATAGCGGCCTATTTCCTGTTGCACGGCCAAAGTTATTGGATGATTGCTAGCCGCGAATTCCTGCGTGTTTTTTACGACTTTGCAACATATAGGTTTTGAGATGTCACCCCAATTGTGGGACAATAAACCAGCCAATAAGCGAACTTCAATGGGGCTATCACACCAATGAACAGCCTCTTTAAGCACATCGGTATTATCGATTGCCTGCTGTATCATTGAGGGAGAGTATTTTTTAACCCGACCTAAACATGCAAACCACGCTTGCCCCATTTCGTCGGCCATGGATTCTAGGTCCCATTCAAGCTTAGGAGCCTTCCAACTGCTCATTTGCGATTAAACCTCCCTGGCAACGGGAGATTATTTTCTTTCGCATGCTTTATCGCGCCATATGTGATAGTGCTGTGGTCTCTTCCGCCGAGTTTTTTGCCAATTGTGGTAAGGGATTTATCCCAAACCTCTAAATGGCATCTGTAATAAACGTACCGCTTCACCTTAGTAACTTCACGAACTCGGCGAGGGCTGATAATGTCAGCCTCAGAAATACCAAATTTTTTTACTGCATCAGCAACAATATCTTCTACCGTCGAACATTCGCGCTGGACTAAGCCGTTAACTATTTTTCCTCGTAATTCTGATTGGCGTTTCTTTAGATGTCTGACTCCATCTTTCTCAGCCTCAACCTGTAACTTCAACGCGCTTCTCATTTCCCTAAGTTCCGAGATTTCCGCCTTTAATTGTTCAAGCTGTCTTAAATAATTTTGAGTG